TAGTTCTATCACCGTAACTTTGTGGTCCTTGGCAATACGCACTGATTGGAGCCATTGCAAAGTCGCCCTTCCAACCAGAATGTTCATGAGTGCCGCCTATACCTGCGTATGTGTGCCCGTATGATTTATTACCGTTTCCTATAGTTGTTGAGATTCTGACAGCGTTCCTAAGTTCACCGCCACTCGAATCCCATGGGCCGCGTTGTCTAAAAATTAAAGGATATGCTGAATTCTGTCCGTCGATGAATATATCGCCACCTTCTGTCTGTGAGCGATTTGTATTTCTCACTGCGCCTGAAGCGTTAGTACCGCTGCCGGCTGCTCTCGGTCCCGAAGCGATGGTATTATCATTAATGGCTGTGCCAAAACCTCCGCCGCATAGTTGAAATAGTGTTCTGTTACTTACACTGCTTAACAAATTGTATTGGCCGAAGCCTCTAAAACTGGTATTACTGATATTATGCAGCAGTATGTTAATTTTTCTAACACCAAAATAGCCATATAGATTATTTTTAAAATTTGCTGTTAAAGCACTACCAGTATTAAAGGTACCGTCTCGCGTATCCCAAAAATCTGCGTTACCCCAATCGGCAGCACCTCCTGGCATTCCCGATGTTGTATTCGATAAAATATTAAATGCAGCCATCCACCCGCCACCGTCGCCTATGCTGGTATCCATAATACAAAATACCTGTTGGGCAGTTGGCGCACCGACAGGTTGAATCCAATATTGTGCATTAGTGGTAGTATTGGTCATTGCTTTGATTGCTTCTGCACTCTGTGCCGCCTGACCTGAAGACGAGCCATCCCGCCAACGTTTAACAATACTGAATGCTCTTTGAGTAGAATTGTTTCTAGAATCTGTAGCAGTAATTGTTGCAGTTGTTGTAGCATCTGCTATTCCTGAAAAATAACCAGTAACTGATGCTGTACCCGAAATTAAGCCGGTAGACGAAAGACTTAGACCTTGTAGACTACCTGATGCTAAAGAATATGAAACAGATTCGCCTTCGGTGTCTACGGCTGATAATTGAATATTGGTATTAGGATCTCCTGCATAAACTGTTGACAATGGATTGTCTGAAATCCATGTAGGAGCAGTTCCTAAATTTTGTGCTATGCCTGTTAGTGGAGTTGTGCCGTTAGTTACACCGTAACACACAGCATTTACATTAGCATTAGATGATTTAACAACTAGATACTTGCCTGTGCTTATTGCGATGCCGGTTCTTTCTAAAGTATTTTTAGGTGAAAGCGGAAGATTGAATTCTATCCATTCTGCATTTGATGGATTGGTTGCGCTTACACTTACCGCAATACTGACTAATACATTCTCTGTGCCTCTATTACAAAGATTAACAACTACGACACTGGCTGTATCGTAGTTGTTGAAATAAACGGCTTGATTAATATTCGCAAGTAGATCGACTGCACCTAGAATTCCGTTCATTGCCCCTCTCCAAACTTAGATTCTCGCTAGTTCTTTAATTCTAGCCAATTCTTCTAACTCGGGATTGTGTTCTGTAGTTTGTTGCGGAGCCATTCTTTCAACGAATTTTCTTGCGATCTGCTCTGCCTGTTCACCAAACTTTTTGCCTACCATCAGTGCTACGCCTTCTGGGCCTTTGGGAAATGTTCCTGATTCTCTGTCGTAAAATGATGTAATAAATTCTGCTAGATCTTGTACACTTAGTTTTTGTTGATGCTGATCAACATCGGACATTTGTGGTTCTTCTTGAGATGCATCTGCTGCTGGCTCTTCTGTGTAATCTCCAAAATCAAGTTCTTGGACAATGTCTGGTGCATTTTGCTCTAACCAATCTTTGACAAGGCCTCGTGTACAAGAATCGGGATCTTCTTTGGCCTGTTCTTTGATTTTATTATATAATTCGGGATCCTCAATTATGCCTTTTAAACTTTCTATAGCATTCTGTCCGTCGACGCCTGCTGGGAAATGTTCTCCTACTAGTGCTTGTAAATCCTTAACTGCTCTTGCCTTTTCTTCCTCATCGTCACTTAGAATCGCCGATTCTTCTCCTAAATTCATAATCCAATTTTCAAATTTGGCGAATGGGTCATAGGTGTCAATGTCAAGGCCTTCATCCATATCTTCTTGTGCTGTCATGGCGACTATGTCGTCGTAGCCTATTGTAGACTGCTCCTTCATAAGTCTGTATAAAATTGGAAATACTGACTTAATGTCTTCTTTGAAATTTTTGACAGTGAATTTATCTGTGAATTCTCTTACGAATTCGTCTGGAACTTCTTCTTGTGTTGTTTGTTTAAAATTATTTTTGTATTCTTCGTAATGTTGCTGCCTAGAAATTTTTGCTATTGTTTCTCTTAGCCTGTTTAACTGCTCACCGCTTCTGTTTACAATGGCATTAGTTTCATAATTCATTAGATCGTTGCGCACAACATAATTTTCAAAACTTCTTAGTTGTGCAATCTCTTCGCTCATGCTGATAATACTTTGTCCTATTTCATCGTAAGGCAAACCACCATTTGCCACATGTCTCTGCATTGCTCTAGCACCTGCTAAATGAATAAACGGATATTTAAATCTTTCTCCTTGGCTGTTTTCAACAAACAGCGAAGAAATATTTCTTGATCGAGCGCCCGGGGCTTGGTCATCAGTTAACGCTTTACTATGTTTAATGATAAGTTTAGTGTCTTGTAATTTCTGATAACTGGTACGATTAGTACCGTACAGAGTACTTTCTGTCATTGTAGATTCTCCAACAGGTGATTTCGTAGTTTTATTCTGTGTTAAAAATTCGTAGTCTCTTTTATCTAAATTGTCTTTGGCAATATCTCTAGTGTCAAAACTCATAAGCCTACGTTTAGCAAACATTCTCAATTCTTTTAAGAATCCATACCATTGATTTTTTTGATACGATTGCATATCTTCAGTAATGCCCGAACTGTAATAAACTTTCATTGCTGACGGTTCGGCAATGCTGATACTTACATGTCCGATTGGCACATTTTCTTGCATGTAATCAAAATCAAAAAATCGTGCATTTTCCGGGTTGATAGTAACAACACCAGTTTCATCACCTAATTTTAAGCCTTTAAATCTACTTCTAATTTTATAGAAAAGATCAGTGGCGACATTATTTCTTGGATCCATAGTTGTATTTATTAAAAAACGCTGCTAACAAAGATCGGCATAGGCATCTGCTCTTCTGATAGTTTATCTGTCATTTTTTCATAAACTTCAGGGTCCCAATCCGATAATACCCTACTCATACGCATAATAAGAAGCGTAGCACTCACTAGATCATCGTGCTCACCTGTTTTTGCATTAAATCCTAGCCCGCTGGCTACGAATGTTTTTAACTCTGAAATCAACGGCTTCGAGTTTATCCTCATTTTGTTAGTTTCTACCATATGCTTTAATTGTGTACATGCAGTTACTTTAGATTTATGTGTAGTATTAAAACCTTTTCTAAAACGTCTAACATGCCCTTTGCGTATAGGCTCGCTTAAGAAAAGACCCGGTATGTTTTCTTCGCCTATGTTGTTAATACAGATTAATGCAGCCTCACCTAGCGTGTTGTTTTCTACAGAATAATATATACTACCTGATCCGCTGCGCTCATTTATACCGTTTTGTATGTGTTTACAAATTTCTACAAGATGTTTTACTTGTGCTTGTACTGGTGTTAAATTATGACGCCATTCTCCTACCTGTTCCATAGAAGGCATTTCGTATATTTGGATAGCAGAATAATCGCCGCCGGTACCAAAACTAGGATCTAACGCCACAAGATAGGTACAGTTAGGATTAATTTTCTTATACCATCGTGTTTGTCCCATACTCATAATAGGCTCCACACCTTCCAACTCGGCAAGTTTAACTGAATGAATTAAAGTCTCGTCAAAGATTAAGAATTCGCAGTCAAACTCGCGACGGAAACGTTCATCGCCAATTTTGGCACGTTCTACCTTAGCCCATTCTTCATCTCTATCCGGGTGCTCGTTCCAGTGCGCAAAGTACGCATGAAAACCGTTAGTGCCCACTTCTTGTTCATTGCCGTATTCGTCGTATTTTTTGTTTGCCTCGGTCCAGATCATAGCAAACTGATCTTCGTCCGAGTTTGGAGTTGATGTAATAATACATTTACCGCCTGTTGACAAGGTTGGAGATAATGCTGTCCAAAATTCTTTGGCTTTCTCTGGAGGTTGCACAAACGCAAACTCATCACAATAAATTAATGATAAAGATTTACCACGACCTGTGTTTTCTGTAGTAGTTGTTGCCTGAATGCGGGCACCGTTATCGAATTCAATTGTATTTCTATTGTACGAATATACACCAGCACGAATAAAGTCAGGCAGATTTTCGTAACCGTAACGATAACGGTTCATGATATCCTGCGCACCTTCGTACTTGTGAGCAGCGATTAGTACCTGCGCCTCTGGTACAAACATAGTGTACCACAGTAGATAACCTGTGGCGCAGGTTGTCTTGCCCATCTGGCGAGGCAGCATGGCTATTGTCTGCTTATGATTATGATACGCCTGTAGTAAACGTTCCTGATATTCGTAGGGATTAAATTTAATAGCACCTCTGACAGGATGTTGGATCTTTAAAAAATTTCTGCAAAAATACAGTGGACCGTCAACTGGATCCATACATTTTTCAAGATGCTGCACCTCCTCCAGTGTATATTTTTGGACGGAATGTGCTTTCTTAATTAGATTACCATCTAAACTCTTTGCCATATGCACTATTTAATAAAAAAATAGGGCCATTAGGCCCTATTTCGGATGTTACATTGCTGTTATTTTTTAGATTCTTCTAATGCCTTCAAAAGTGTTGCGCGAATCTGAGATCTAAGATCTCCGCTTTCCATTTTTTGCATAGGATTATCTCCACCTGCAACTTTAGGATATGTTCCCTTCTCCTTATGAAGATCATTGCCTTTCATTATTACAGAATCTACATCCTTAACTTCGGGTTCGTCCTCTACTCCGTTTGGAGAGTTAGCCCACTCATCTTTTTTAGGTTTATCATCATCTTTCTCAGCATCGTGATCGTCCATGTCATGATCACCGTCATTGTCTACATCGCCCTGAGCCTTACTAACACCATCGTCGCCGTCATCTGGCTTATTCATCATGTCAGGCATTGGCGGTTCTTCTTTATCTAAATCTGGTAGCATCTTTAACGGAGGTAAACTAGGTTTAATACTAGTTACACTTGGCTCTATGCTCATAGAAGGCATAGGGGGCAGTGAAGGTTTATCCATTTCTGGATTAACTGCTTTAATCAGTTTCATTAATTCTTCGATGTTGTCTAACCCTTGAGCATTTAAATTAATGCTCATGCTAGGTGGTGGAGTATCTGGATCATTCATCGGTGGTAAACTTGTAGGCGGTGACATATCACCGCATCCTTCTTGTGCAGTAGGTTCTACTGGTCTTGTTTCAATCTGATTTAATCTTGATAATAGTTCTTGAAAATTCATCTTAACTCCTTGGTTCCTAATGGACTTTTAGTACCTGCTTTATCGGCTTTTACCTTAGGTAATTTATATTCCATAGGGCCGGATCCATCTTTTGATTTTTGTTTTGCTGTTTTCGCTAGATCTTTTAAAAATGTTTTATTAAATTCGTCTCCGAAATAGTCTTTGGCTTTGGCGTTACTGCTAGCCAGTACAGGATCTTCTAAAATCGATTCGCCAGATTTTTCTAGTTGAGCGAACGTTTCGTATTCGAGATTAGTGGGATCTCCGCCATTCCTTACTCTAAAGCAAGCCTCATCTAGTCCCATATCCTTTAATCTAGAAGCAACTTCCGGAGGGGTGATTGGATATTCACATGCTAGTTCAAATACGTGTACTTCCGCATTTTTAATGTCAGGAAAATCCAAGGGTGTTGTTTGAATAGGAGTTTTTTTAGACTGTTCAATTTTAGCACAAGAAACGTCTGATAACTTGTCTTTAAGGGCTGACTGAAAATTCTCCGGTAATTCCCCGGCGATTTTAACCTTAAAAGTATAGACCTTTGTGCTTTCAGTTAGATATTCTTTAAAAGATTTCATAGTAATATTTATTCTTTTCCGCTTAGTTTTTTCAACAGTTCGTTGCGATCTGATATAACATATCCTTTGCCGTTAATCATGCCAGGATCATCATCTCCCGAATCTTTGTCAATTTTATATTTTTTCAACTGTAAATCTATGGCTTTTAATTTTTTGTCTATTTTTGCAGATTTAGCATCAACTGCGTTTTTTAACATAGTTCCTGCAACTTCGAAAATCCTTCCGCTGTAACGAACTTCAACATTCATGCCCAAATCCATTAATTCATCATAGGCCTGTTCTGCTTTTGCTGCTAAGTTATCCAATTCATGTTCGTCGAGGGTGTCTAGTTCTTGAATTTGAGGTAGCGTTTTTGTTATTTCTTGAACTGCTTTATAAGTGGAGTCTACACTAGTAATTTCTTCATGGCTAGGTTTCGGAGGTGCTGTTTTATTATCCGATGATTCTAAATTAAACAATTCTTCAAGTTTTTTCGTCATACATTACTTATCTGCGTTTGGAACCTTGATGAAATATATCGGATTCATTAACAACCCTAAATCGAATATTCTGCTGTTTGCACCATGCATTGGCTGCTTCCCATTTTGCTAAATTTTTAACATACTGTTCTTGATTATATCTATTTTTACCTACATTTTCTCTAAGAGTTTGATTAGCAGGTTTAACTTCTACTACTTCGGCGTGTTTTTTACCGCCCTTGTCTTTATAAACTATAAAAAAATCAGGAACATAGATTGTATATTTTCCGGTAAGAGGATCTCTATAAGGTATCTGTATGCTTTCGCTAGCCCAATTTTCTACACCCGGGTGTTCATCTAACATCCTCATAAAGATAAACTCCCAAGAACTTCTGGCCAGCGGCGTTTTTTTCCCGACATATTTGGCAGGATTTTTCATTTCAAAACGACCCTGTGCAAATCTAGCCATTACGGTGCAATGTTTCTTTCTATTTCAGATTTAGAAATCTGATTCGATCTGAATCCTAACAGACTTGTCGGTTTTCTATTATTGTTTAAAATTTCTGCTATTACTGCATTAAGTTGTGCTGGAGTAAAATCTTTAATTAAATCTAATAGTGCGAAAACTGGTTTATTCTCAAACTTAGCCTGTCTTAAAATTGCTGCGCTAATGTTTTGCGATGATTCTTTGGAGAATCCTTTGTTTGTAAAAAATGCTATAGTGGCTGATACTTCGTTGGCTGTATATTCGTAGGGTTGAATACCGTATTGATCAAAAAATAATTTAGTTGCTTCGGCCGAATCTGCAGAACCAATGTCGAGGGGTAAATTTGTAGGCATGTTAACCTCCTCCTACAAGTTTTTTTGCACTGGCTAAGGTTGTTGAAACGGTACCGGTTCCACCTTTTGGAATGACTGATCCTAACAATCCGCCTACATTGTTTACTATTCCTGTTACATTGGCAGGATTTGATAATATGTTTGTAATTTCTCTTCCAATGTTTAAATTTCCGCCGTTACGGATAGTGTTGACAGCCATTGCTGCTGTCCCTAAAAATCCACCTACAGAACCAAATGCTTTGCCGCCAGCCACATTGCCGAATACCTGTTCGATTCCGTCTAAGACACCCCCGTCGCCGAATAAATTAGCGACTCCGCCACCTGCTACGCTCAAAGGACTTGGAGTTTGATCATATACACCTGGATTGGCAGCAAAACCTGTTGGACTATTTACGCCTACGTTACCTTGATCGTATATAACTGATTCGTATTCGATAGACATTGTATTTGTGTTAAATTCGTTGGCTTCGTAACCCATATCTCCGTGTTGCCAAGTTTTAATTCTTGGATTTATTAACGTATATGATAAGTATCGCCTACGACTCATTGTATAGATGGTGATTTTTTCAAATAAATCTTCGCCTTTGTCGTTGTCTAAGCCATATCTAAAATTACTTATTGGATCTCCAAGGGGTCTATATTTTGTATCGCCGTAAGCAGTAGTTGGATTATTTCTGTCTGCAAAATAATATCCATAATATATTGCCCACAGAGCATTCATGATGCCGTGACTATCATCATGAAAAGTTAGATTAAGGGCATCATATGTTATCTGTTTGTAAACAATTTTTTTCCTGTTGTATTGATTTTTAACAACAGAATCTATTGTAAACTTAGGCAAATCTGTAGTCTTAATTAGATAAGCCATTTCTTGAACATGTTTATTCTTAAATACTTGAGATTTCAATGCCTGCGAAGACAGATCAAATTTTACATAAAATAAAAATTTTGTACGAGGAGCGAGCCTAAAATAATTAGGTAAGAAAATTCTGCTGGCGTGTTGCCAGTTTCCCATGTTGCCTTTTGGATTAGTGGCTTCTTGTAAAAAGCCTCCGGCAACTCCTTTTAAGAATGCGGTAAATTTATTTGCCATACAAATATTTATGCCATAAAAAAACCCGGTATAAAACCGGGTTTTCTCAACTTCTTAATTAAAGTTATGCGCCTGATTGACCAGTGGTTACGCTGCCTAATGATCTTGCTACAGCAGCACCGATACCTCTTTCAATACCTGTTGAAGCACCTGCACCAAATTGTATAGCGTTATCGTAGACGATAGTTAATGCTACTGTGGCTGGTTCGTTTGTAGCATAGTTTAAATCACCGTAGTCAACGTTCTGTAAGAAACAACCGTATAGTTCAAATCTTTCTAGAACTGACACTGCATCTTGACCGTTTCCGCCGTCGAGAACTTCCATAACTGTTTGAAACTTGTAATCAATTCCCGAACGTGCTGATGATTGTTCCATAAAATCGAATTGTTTCTGTACTTGTAAGCCAACTGCTTTCTGCACATTACCGGTAGCATCGTCTCTTAGGTTAACGGTTACATTTTCCCATGAGTACTTGCCGGCCAATTTAATTTTCGAATTATAGATCTCGATAGGCATCTCTTCAAACGATACCTTTGGTCTCGTAACATCAACTACCTGTTTGGTTAACTCGATAGTATCGCCTGCGCCAAATCCTAAAAATGTTACACGGAATCTATATTTTAGTTTTGGCATCAGCAATGCTGTGCTTGACGCAGCATCTGTTGCCGGTACGCCAAATCTACCTAGTGAAGTAATTGCCATTTTAGATTTCTCCTGTGTTCTTGAGTCTTAGTGGAATATAAATGAATTCAATTGCCTTAACAGGTTCAATCGCAATATCCACGTATAGTTCATTTCGATCAATTCTGCTTGGTGTGTTGTTGGACTCATCGCAGACAACCACAAAGTCGTAGATCGCTCTCAACGATACTAGTTCTAGCAATAGGCTTTCTGCAGCACCTTTGATCTCATCTCGTGTAAGTTTGTCATTTGGTTCAAACAAGTATGGTCTTGCGAGTTTGTTCAATTGGCTACGTAGGTAAACTACTAGACGAGCAACGTTGATTCTATCTAGTGCAGAAGCGTTCTTTCCACGAGTCTTCTGACCAAATGCCACGTGACCAACACCTACGAAGAATGGAATCGGATTGATTTTCAATTCGTATAGTGTGTCTCGCTGACCTTCGTTTAATTGAACTGTTGTAAATTCATTTGTTAGTGAATCGATATAACCAACTGATGTTGCGTTAACGATTCCGCCACGGCGTGTACCTGCCGGAGCAAACCACGGATAACTTACTGCATCGCTTAGGGCGATAGTTTTAAGCATCATGTGGCTGGCAGGAACAACTGCATTGCTGCCGCTTAGGTCTGTGGTGAATCCGTTTGGATAGTATACAGCCATGTACTCGTCGTAGGTTACAATACCATCATCTCCGTTGTCTGTTACAGAGGCAGCATTGGTACCCCAATTTGTTAATGTTGTAGCATCTGAACGTAGTCTTAGAGGTGTATCACCAACAACAAATGCTGTTAGTCCACGGTCAATGTTCAATCCAACTAGATTCTGCATGACTTCTGGATAGCCCGGAGCAGCAATAATATTGAAGTTTCTACGCTCTTCGTCGCGGATCTCCTCGCTGGTATCAATTACACTCTTCATAGCCGCTACGACAACCTTACGTTGTGCGTGACGACCGAATGTGCCTGAACCGTCTTCGTTGTTAGCAGACGCTGTTACCCAACGATCTGACCAATAACTTGACATGCTTGGGCTTCCTGGCATCTTTGTGTTATCTGCTGTAGTGTCAACGTAGTTGTTGACATAGCGTTTGACATTTCCACTTGATCTACGTGTATTCCATAGCAACATGCCTTTTGGATATAGGTCTGGATCTGGTGCATCAAAATCTAAGAAATCAGTTGTTAGCAGATCTACAATAGTTGCAGGAGTGCTTTCCTCACCATTTAGATCCCAACGTGCATCACCGAAAAGAATACCTTCTTCAGATACCTGATCAGTTTTGTCAACTAGTTGCCAATCAAGTAATTCACCGTCCCAACGATAGATAGTCGGGAAGTTTTCTAGATCTGCTGTGCTGATCCATAAATCGCCTTGTACCAGTGCAGTACCATCGCTCTGTGTTGTCGGAGCAGTTGCACTTACTTGTGGTCCGGCAGGATCCGAAGTTGCAAATACATTCTTATATCCTTTCCATGTAGTTCCATTATGAACCATGATATCAACTTCGCCTACTGCTGGATTAAACCACAATTGACCATCTTTTGGTTCTGCTAGTGGGGCGTCCGCACTTGCTGAAAAATCGTTTGCTGCCAATGGCATCCAGTTAGATGCAATAAAATCATCGGCTGCACCTGCTGGTGCTGTATAAAAATTAGCAGTACCTGAACCTGTATCTAGACTGTATGCAGTAAACAACGAACTTAGACTTGTACCACTGGTTTCTGTTAGGCGGAAATCGCCGCCTGCTTTGTGGAAGATCTGCAATTCATCATCAGCGGTAACGCTGGCTTCAACATGTGTCATTGCAAGAGCGTTTATTGCAGAAGCGATTGTGACTGCGTCTGCTGCTGTACCTGTTGCAGTAAATGTTACTGTGTATGCGCTGCTAAGACCCAATGCACCTTGTAAAGATTCTTTAATTGTAAATGTTTTAGAACCAGCGGTTAGTGTACCTGAAGTAACAACCTTTGATCTAATTACAGTATTACCTGTTGCAGCCCTGCGTAATACTCTCCATTCTGCAGTTTCTAAACTATTATCAACACCGGCGGTATTGTCTGGTGAAGCATAACTGTAGTGTTCGGTAGCATTTGTTTGAACAAAAATAGAATCAACAGGAATATTTAAACCACCGTTGCTTCTATCTAGATAATACAATGCATCATCTGATTTTGCATATAATGGTGCTGAATACGCAATCCAACTCTTTGTATCACCGCTCCAGCGGCTGACTCTAAATCTTGACCCGTTGCCTGGCTCAGTAGTTTTAACCCACACAGATCCAGTTGGATAACCTTGTGCTGTACTTGCATTGTCTGTTCTCTTATAAGGAGGAATGCTTGTGTGAGGACTTTGTTGTAGTTTTGGCTGTAGATATGTAGTTGCTGAAAAACCTAAATCTGCTACAGCAGTACCTGTATCGTTGGCAATAACAATTCGTCCGCTTTTGGTTGAATCGTCGGTGGTTTCTGTGCTACCGTCTGAATATAGATATAATTTACCGTTGTTAACAGTTGCGGTTACACCTAAGATAGAAAGTCCGTTAATAGCACTGGCAGTACCGCTTAGGCGTAGTGCTAATGTGGCACCTGCTGGTACAGTTACTAGTGTTCCGTTAATTCTAAATGTATGGCCAGCAGTCAATGATGTTACAGTTGAACCTACAACTGACGGAATACCTGCACACCATTCTGAACTACCTACTAGTACCCATTCTCCTGCATTAATACCTGCTGCTGAGTTTCCTGCAGATTTGTAAAATAATCTTGCATTTTCGTTGTTGGAAACAAAAGAACCGCTACCGTCTACTGTTTCAAATACAACTGCGTAATCGCCTATCGAACCAACTGAGCCTTTTGGTCTGTTGTATGATAGACCGCTAATTAATGATGGTCCGTAAGATTCAATCTTTGATGAATCGTCGTCGGTTAAGACTGTTACAGACTTCACTGTAAATTTTTGGCCGCCTGCAGATACTGTTCTTGAATCCCATTCGTGGACTCCAAAGGCAGTAGTAGCAGAATTAATCCACCATTTACCGTCTGCTGGTTCAGCACCAGGAATATCTGTAGTGCCTTCTAATTCGTTTAGATCTACATTTGCTCTAACAACAAATGCAGCATTTGAGGATGATAGCAAACTGTATGCTGCTAACAAACCATATTCGTTTCTTTCTCCGCCGTGTACAGGATTTCCTGTAGCGGTTTTTTCAAAGTAAGGAACTCCGAAGAATGTTGTCAAATCTCTCTGACTTGTTAACTTAAATGCTTTTCCTGCATTTGCTTCTAATGTTCCCGTAGCAGTTGATCCTGCTGGATTTTCTTTATCTTGTCCTGTTGCGACCACGATGAGAGGTACCGTGCCTGGTTCGGCTGGAGTATAAAAACTCTCATCGATAACTGTGACCTGTACGCCTGGTGATGTAAGTGCCATTCCCGATTCTCCTGGTAATAGTTTTGCTCAAAGTATTTAGCGGAAATAGATAAAAATGAACTTGTATACCATTAGAAAAAGGGATTAAAAAGGTGTAAATATTTGTATGCGCCCTTTATGTAAGTGTGGTCAGAGACCAAAAGCCTTAAACTACTATAAAAACAATAAGGCTTACTATCGAAGTCTATGTGAAATATGCATGGCTCACGGTTTATATCACGGTGTGCCTAGATGGAAAAGAGCGGGTTATAAGATAAAAGATAAATGCGAAAAGTGCGGGTTTCGTAGTCCGCACTTAGAAATTTTCCGAGTATTTCACATAGACGGAAATTTAGATAATTGTAGACCTACAAACCTAAAAACGATCTGTTGTAATTGTGCTCAAG